TGGAAGGTGTCAGCTACATACCATACAAAGATATCGTTGGCGTATGGACTGTATGTCACGGACACACCGGAAAAGACATCATGCCCGGTAAAACGTATACCGAAGCAGAATGCAAAGCCCTCCTGAATAAAGACCTTGCCACGGTCGCCAGACAAATTAACCCGTACATCAACGTCGATATACCGGAAACAACGCGCGGCGCTCTTTACTCGTTCGTTTACAACGTGGGCGCTGGCAATTTCAGAACATCGACGCTTCTTCGCAAAATAAACCAGGGTGATATCAAAGGCGCATGTGATCAGCTACGGCGCTGGACATACGCTGGCGGTAAGCAATGGAAAGGGCTGATGACTCGCCGCGAGATTGAGCGTGAAGTCTGTTTGTGGGGGCAACAATGAGCAGGGTAACCGTTATTATCTCCGCTCTGGTTATCTGCATTATCGCCTGCCTGTCATGGGCTGTTAATCATTACCGCGACAATGCCATTACCTACAAAGCCCAGCGCGACAAAAATGCCAGAGAACTGAAGCTGGCGAATGCGGTAATTACTGACATGCAGATGCGTCAGCGTGATGTTGCTGCGCTCGATGCAAAATACACGAAGGAGTTAGCTGATGCGAAAGCTGAAAATGATGCTCTGCGTGATGATGTTGCCGCTGGTCGTCGTCGGTTGCACATCAAAGCAGTCTGTCAGTCAGTGCGTGAAGCCACCACCGCCTCCGGCGTGGATAATGCAGCCTCCCCCCGACTGGCAGACACCGCTGAACGGGATTATTTCATCCTCAGAGAACGGCTGATGACAATGCAGAAGCAACTGGAAGGAGCACAGGAATATATCCGTACCCAGTGTATACCGTGATGTTTTGTTATGAAGGTGTTACTGGTAACGTTAAGGTAATTTAACAAAAAGTCAGTTCCGGACTTTATAGTGTGCTCAGATCATGGCCAAAAACGATTTCTGTGATAAATATTTTGAATATTATTTACAGATAAATGAAGTTGTTCGCATGGATGGAAATATTACAATAGAGTATGAAGTATATGTCCGTATTGTATGGGCAGAGAAGGCAAAAACACGGTAATTCCTTGTGTTGCCATTATACCTGATTGGCAGAATAGTTGTTTGGTTTTGAGTATATAGTCAGCGTTTTTTGTTCAGTAATAGCTCTCTCAAAAAATAATAAAATAAGGTGATTATTTGGGTTTATTATTTAGTTTTTTTGTGTGTTGTTTTGTTGTTTTTCTGTGATTTATTTTTTATTGTTATTTCATTAAAGGAAGGTAAATTCAGGATAGCAGTCTGTAGATAATCGGAGGTCACTTATGCTACATGATCACCTGGCAGAATGTCTGGAGAAAAAAGGACTGTACCGGAGAGCAGCTGAACGATGGGCAAAAGTGATGGTACAGCTAAGTGATGACCAGAAAAGAAAAGTGGCGGCACAGAAACGAGCAGAGTGTTTGCGTAAGGCGCGCCGGACTCCGGTTTCACCGGTGAACCTGACAGAAATAAAACAAGCGGTCAACAGACTACATTCTGAGTTGGGAATGGGATTTGAAGAGCGGCGGGTATTCCGACGATATAAAGGGACAGGAGAACAGAATACGTCCGGAAACGCGCGGTCAAAAAAATGCTAAAAAATATCTGAGAGAGTTATTGCCTGTTACCATAATAAAAAGCGACTTTAGTGGTCGCTTTTGTGTCATATATAAGTCATTTAAGTAAACCTGTCTGAACAGGTGCTCTGGTCGTGTTTGTCTTTGTTGGGTAAAAATTGAGAATATTTTTCATTAATTAATCTTCTTCTGCAGGCTTCAATAACCCACGCTGAAAAATTCCCTGAACCTTTCTGGTCAAGAGCAATATTAATTTGTTCAATCATCTGGTTTGGAAATCGGATGTTGCGGGTTGTTGTTCTTCGGGTTCTGTTCTTCGATGACATAATGTTGCTCATATTCAGTGTTGCTGATTTGTATTGTATGAAGTTGCTTTTACGTTAAGTTGATGTGGGGCAATTAATACGATATCTGCGCCATAATTGATTATTTGTCGTTGTTTGATGGCTCACACACATCGTTGTGATGAGCATTATTCACATGAAATTATTATCATTTTTGTGGGTCCTTTCCGGCGATCCTGCAGGCTACGGGGCGGCGACCTCGCGGGTTTTCGCTATTTATGAAAATTTTCCGGGATCCATGTCCGGTTTCTCTGCAAGTTAACTATATGAAAAATATAAAAACAGGCTGTCCGTGAACCGGACATGTGCAAAAAACGGACATGTAAACCGGACATGACCGGTTTTGTGCTGATTGTGAGGTAAGAGTTTTTGCGAGGTGAGGAGTGGCTACGCAGACTGAAGTTGCCAGGCATTTGAGTCTGACCGATCGCCAGCTTCGCAGATTGCAGAAATTACCGGGTGCCCCGATCTCGAATAAGCGAGGGCAACTGGATCTGGATGCCTGGCGCGATTTTTACATATCGTATCTGAGAAGAAGTAAAAACGATGTGCCTGATGGCGATAGCAAAGAAGACTATGAAGAGAAATTGCTTATTGCCAGATGGGAACTGACAGCAGAACAGGCTGTTACACAGCAGTTAAAAAATGAGGTGTCAAAAGGAAAACTGATTGACACCGGGTTCTGTATTTTTGCCCTCAGTAAGCTGGCAATGGCGTTATCCAGTACGCTTGATTCCATCCCTTTATCCATGCAGCGACAGTTTCCTGATTTAACACCGCGCCATCTTGACCATCTGAAAAACCTTATTGCTAAGGGGGCAAATCAGTGTGCGCGGGCAGGGGATAAATTACCGGATTTACTTGATGAATATATCAGAGCAACAACTGAATAATATGATGAGCGCTGTCACAACTGCATTACAGCCCCTGATAAGGGCATTGCCGGTGACGCCAGTTGAATGGGCTGATCAAAATTATTATCTGCCTAAAGAATCTTCATATGGTGAGGGAGAATGGAAAACGCTGCCATTCCAGATCGCCATCATGAACAGCATGGGGAATGATCAGATCCGCACTGTTAATCTGATTAAATCTGCCCGTGTTGGCTATACAAAGATGTTGCTGGGGGTGGTCGGGTATTTTATTGAGCATAAATCCCGAAACAGTCTGCTTTTTCAGCCCACGGATTCTGCCGCTGAAGATTTTATGAAGTCTCACGTGGAGGCGACGATTCGGGACGTGCCATGCCTGAAAGTCATTTCCCCATGGCTGGGACGTAAACATCGTGACAATACTCTCACGCTGAAACGCTTTTCATCTGGCGTCGGTTTCTGGTGCCTGGGCGGCGCTGCCGCCAAAAAACTACCGTGAAAAATCCGTGGATGTGGTCTGCTATGACGAACTTTCCTCGTTCGAACCGGATGTCGAAAAAGAGGGCTCGCCAACCCTGCTGGGGGATAAACGTATTGAGGGCTCTGTATGGCCAAAATCCATTCGCGGCTCAACGCCTAAAATCAAAGGCACCTGTCAGATCGAAAAAGCCGCTAACGAGTCGGCACATTTCATGCGTTTTTATGTGCCCTGCCCGCATTGTGGGGAGGAGCAGTATCTGAAATTTGGCGATGAGTCCACGCCTTTTGGCCTTAAATGGGAGAAGGACAGACCCGAAAGTGCTTTCTACCTTTGTGAGCATCATGGCTGTGTGATCCATCAGTCTGAGCTTGACCAGAGTAACGGGCGGTGGATCTGTGAAAACTCGGGCATGTGGACCCGTGACGGCCTGATGTTTTTCAGCGCCCGGGGTGATGAAATTCCGCCGCCGCGCTCCATCACGTTCCATATCTGGACTGCGTACAGTCCGTTCACCACCTGGGTACAGATAGTCTATGACTGGCTGGATGCACTGAAAGATCCCAACGGCGTGAAAACCTTTGTGAACACCACGCTGGGCGAGACCTACGAAGAGGCCGTGGGCGAAAAACTCGATCACCAGGTACTGATGGATAAGGTTGTTCATTACACGGCGGCGGTGCCTGCCCGGGCGGTTTATCTGACGGCGGGCATTGACTCGCAGCGAAACCGTTTTGAGATGTATGTCTGGGGATGGGCTCCGGGAGAGGAAGCCTTTCTGGTGGATAAAATCATCATTATGGGACGTCCCGATGAAGAAGAGACGCTGTTACGTGTGGATGCGGCGATCAATAAAAAATACCGTCATGCAGACGGAACAGAAATGACCATTTCCCGTATCTGCTGGGACATCGGGGGGATCGATGGCGAAATCGTTTATCAGAGGTCAAAAAAACACGGTGTTTTCCGGGTGCTGCCGGTAAAAGGCGCATCTGTCTATGGCAAGCCGGTGATCACCATGCCAAAAAACCGCAATCAGCGGGGTGTGTATCTGTGTGAAGTGGGGACGGACACCGCAAAAGAAATTCTCTATGCCCGTATGAAAGCCGATCCCACGCCTGCGGATGAAGCCACGTCGTATGCCATCCGTTTTCCTGATGATCCGGAGATTTTTTCGCAGACAGAGGCGCAGCAACTGGTAGCGGAAGAGCTTGTGGAGAAGTGGGAAAAAGGAAAGATGCGTCTGCTGTGGGATAACAAAAAGCGGCGTAACGAAGCGCTGGACTGCCTGGTGTATGCCTACGCGGCATTACGTGTGTCCGTGCAACGCTGGCAGCTTGATCTGGCTGTACTGGCAAAATCCCGGGAAGAAGAGACGACCCGGCCAACCCTGAAAGAACTGGCAGCGAAGCTGTCCGGAGGAGTGAATGGTTACAGTCGCTGAACTGCAGGCGCTGCGTCAGGCGCGCCTTGATTTATTAACCGGTAAACGGGTGGTGTCGGTCCAGAAAGACGGTCGCAGAATTGAATATACGGCAGCCTCTCTGGATGAGCTTAACCGTGCGATCAATGATGCGGAGTCGGTACTGGGGACAACCCGGCGTCGCCGTCGTCCGCTGGGAGTGAGGTTATGAAACGAACGCCTGTCCTGATTGATGTGAATGGCGTTCCGCTTCGTGAGAGTCTCAGCTACAACGGGGGCGGCGCAGGATTTGGCGGGCAAATGGCGGAGTGGTTACCACCGGCGCAGAGTGCTGATGCGGCTCTGTTGCCTGCATTGCGTCTGGGGAATGCCCGGGCAGATGATCTGGTACGCAATAACGGTATCGCGGCCAATGCAGTGGCCCTGCATAAGGATCATATTGTCGGGCACATGTTTCTTATCAGTTACCGTCCCAACTGGCGCTGGCTTGGGATGCGGGAGACCTCAGCAAAAAGTTTTGTCGATGAGGTGGAAGCGGCCTGGTCGGAATATGCAGAAGGGATGTTTGGCGAGATCGATGCGGAAGGTAAACGCACATTTACGGAGTTTATCCGTGAAGGTGTGGGCGTTCATGCGTTTAACGGCGAAATCTTTGTGCAGCCGGTCTGGGATACGGAGACCACGCAGTTATTTCGTACGCGTTTTAAAGCCGTGAGTCCGAAACGGGTGGACACGCCAGGACACGGTATAGGGAACCGCTTTCTGCGGGCCGGGGGGGAGGTCGATCGGTATGGACGGGCCGTTGCGTACCATATTTGTGAGGATGATTTTCCGTCCTCTGGAAGTGGACGCTGGGAGCGGATCCCGCGTGAACTTCCCACCGGACGTCCGGCCATGCTGCATATTTTCGAGCCGGTGGAGGATGGGCAGAGTCGTGGGGCTAATCAGTTTTATAGCGTCATGGAGCGTCTGAAGATGCTCGACTCCCTGCAGGCCACGCAGCTCCAGTCGGCCATAGTGAAAGCCATGTATGCGGCCACAATCGAAAGTGAACTTGATACTGAAAAAGCATTTGAATATATCGCGGGTGCGCCGCAAGGTCAGCAGGATAATCCGCTTATTAATATTCTGGAGAAGTTCACCCGCTGGTATGACACGAATAACGTGACGCTGGGCGGCGTCAAAATTCCGCACCTTTTTCCCGGGGATGATCTGAAACTGCAGACTGCGCAGGATTCAGACAATGGATTTTCTGCGCTTGAACAGGCGTTGTTGCGGTATATAGCCGCCGGTCTTGGCGTTTCCTACGAACAGTTGTCCCGTGATTACTCGAAGGTCAGTTACTCAAGTGCCCGCGCCTCAGCCAATGAGTCGTGGCGTTATTTTATGGGACGGCGAAAATTTATTGCTTCCCGGCTGGCCACGCAGATGTTTTCCTGCTGGCTGGAAGAGGCGCTTCTTCGGGGAATTATCCGCCTGCCACGGGCGCGTTTTGATTTTTATCAGGCGCGTTCTGCCTGGTCACGGGCAGAGTGGATTGGTTCAGGAAGAATGGCCATTGACGGGCTCAAGGAGGTTCAGGAATCAGTGATGCGCATTGAGGCCGGACTGAGCACGTATGAGAAAGAGCTGGCGCTGATGGGTGAGGATTATCAGGAGATTTTCCGCCAGCAGGTCAGGGAATCTGCAGAGCGGGAAAAAGCCGGACTCTCACGTCCGGTGTGGATAGCGCAGGCGTATCAGCAGCAGATAGCGGAGAGTCGCAGGCCGGAAGAGGAGACAACACCACGTGAGACGTAATCTTTCACACATTATTGCCGCAGCATTCAATGAACCGCTGCTTCTGGAGCCCGCCTATGCGCGGGTTTTCTTTTGCGCGCTCGGGCGCGAGATGGGGGCAGCAAGTCTTTCGGTACCACAACAGCAGGTACAGTTTGATGCTCCCGGAATGCTGGCTGAAACGGACGAGTACATGGCCGGAGGTAAACGACCGGCCCGTGTTTACAGGGTGGTGAACGGTATTGCTGTACTGCCGGTGACCGGCACGCTGGTGCACCGGCTGGGTGGTATGCGGCCATTTTCCGGAATGACAGGCTATGACGGTATTGTCGCCTGTCTTCAGCAGGCAATGGCGGATAGCCAGGTGCGGGGCGTACTGCTGGACATTGACAGTCCGGGCGGGCAGGCCGCCGGCGCGTTTGACTGCGCTGACATTATTTACCGCCTCCGTCAGCAGAAGCCGGTCTGGGCACTGTGCAATGACACGGCCTGTTCTGCAGCCATGCTGCTGGCGTCGGCCTGCTCCCGACGACTGGTTACCCAGACATCCCGTATCGGCTCCATTGGCGTGATGATGAGCCATGTCAGCTATGCCGGTCATCTGGCGCAGGGCGGTGTGGATATCACGCTGATTTACTCAGGGGCGCACAAGGTGGATGGCAATCAGTTTGAAGCGTTGCCGGCAGAGGTTCGCCAGGACATGCAGCAGCGGATTGATGCGGCGCGCCGGATGTTTGCCGAAAAAGTGGCGATGTTTACCGGTCTGTCTGTTGATGCAGTCACGGGAACAGAGGCCGCCGTTTTTGAAGGTCAGTCTGGCATTGAGGCCGGGCTGGCGGATGAATTAATCAATGCGTCGGATGCCATCAGTGTGATGGCCACGGCGCTGAACAGTAATGTCAGAGGAGGCACTATGCCGCAATTAACTGCAACGGAAGCCGCCGCGCAGGAGAACCAGCGAGTGATGGGGATCCTGACATGCCAGGAAGCGAAAGGACGTGAACAGCTTGCCACGATGCTGGCAGGACAACAGGGCATGAGCGTTGAACAGGTCCGGGCGATTCTGGCCGCGGCGGCACCGCAGCAGCCGGTGGCATCCACGCAGAGTGAAGCCGATCGCATTATGGCGTGTGAAGAAGCGAACGGTCGTGAACAACTGGCGGCAACGCTGGCGGCGATGCCGGAGATGACGGTGGAAAAAGCCCGCCCGATCCTGGCTGCTTCACCGCAGGCGGATGCCGGACCATCACTCCGTGATCAGATCATGGCACTGGATGAGGCAAAAGGGGCTGAGGCGCAGGCTGAACAGCTGGCTGCCTGCCCGGGAATGACTGTGGAGAGCGCCCGGGCTGTGCTGGCTGCGGGATCAGGTAAGGCAGAACCGGTCTCTGCATCCACAACCGCCATGTTTGAACATTTCATGGCGAACCATTCACCGACAGCGGTACAGGGTGGCGTGCCACAGACGTCAGCAGACGGTGATGCGGACGTAAAAATGCTCATGGCCATGCCATGAAGTCAGTGCTGACCATCAATAGGAGGTTTTTACAATATGGTGACGAAAACCATCACTGAACAGCGTGCGGAAGTACGTATTTTTGCCGGTAATGATCCGGCTCATACCGCCACAGGCAGCAGCGGGATTTCCTCGCCAACACCGGCACTGACGCCCCTGATGCTGGATGAAGCCACCGGGAAACTGGTGGTCTGGGACGGACAGAAAGCCGGTAGTGCGGTTGGCATACTGGTACTGCCGCTTGAAGGCACAGAGACGGCGCTGACGTATTACAAGTCGGGAACCTTTGCGACGGAGGCAATCCACTGGCCTGAAAGTGTGGATGAACACAAAAAGGCAAATGCCTTTGCCGGCAGTGCCCTGAGTCACGCGGCGCTGCCGTAACACGTTATCAGGCCACCGCGGTGGCCTGACTGATTTCTGAATGAAAGGAACTGATTTATGGGATTGTTTACGACCCGCCAGTTACTCGGTTATACCGAACAAAAAGTTAAATTTCGTGCGCTGTTTCTGGAGCTGTTTTTCCGCCGTACAGTGAATTTCCATACCGAAGAGGTGATGCTGGACAAAATTACCGGAAAAACGCCGGTGGCGGCCTATGTCTCCCCGGTTGTTGAAGGAAAAGTGCTGCGTCATCGTGGTGGTGAAACCCGCGTGTTGCGTCCGGGCTACGTCAAGCCGAAACACGAATTTAATTACCAGCAGGCGGTTGAGCGCCTTCCTGGTGAAGATCCATCTCAACTGAATGATCCGGCTTACCGCCGTCTGCGTATCATTACCGATAACCTCAAACAGGAAGAGCACGCGATTGTCCAGGTGGAAGAAATGCAGGCGGTAAATGCTGTGTTGTATGGCAAATACACTATGGAAGGAGACCAGTTCGAGAAAATTGAGGTCGATTTTGGCAGGTCGACGAAGAATAACATCACTCAGGGTAGTGGTAAGGAGTGGTCAAAACAGGATCGTGACACGTTCGATCCTACACATGATATTGACCTCTACTGCGACCAGGCCAGCGGTCTTGTGAATATTGCCATTATGGACGGTACCGTCTGGCGTCTTCTGAATGGTTTTAAGCTGTTCCGCGAAAAACTGGATACCCGTCGCGGTTCAAATTCTCAACTCGAAACGGCAGTGAAAGATCTGGGCGCAGTGGTGTCCTTCAAGGGGTATTACGGCGATCTGGCTATTGTTGTGGCGAAAACGTCTTATATAGCAGAAGACGGTATCGAAAAACGTTATCTTCCAGATGGCATGCTGGTTCTGGGGAATACTGCTGCAGATGGGATCCGTTGTTACGGTGCCATTCAGGATGCTCAGGCGTTGTCCGAAGGTGTGGTGGCCTCTTCCCGTTATCCGAAACACTGGCTGACGGTAGGGGATCCCGCCCGTGAATTTACCATGACGCAGTCCGCGCCGCTGATGGTGTTGCCGGACCCGGATGAGTTTGTGGTGGTACAGGTGAAATAATCCGTGAGCGGGGGCGAAATGCCTCCGTGTCTTTTTTCACAGGGGGCTGGTATGGCAACGAAAGAGCAAAATCTGAAACGGCTTGATGAACTGGCCCTGATTCTGGGGCGTGAGCCGGATATATCCGGGAGTGCCGCAGAGATAGCGCAGCGGGTGGCAGAATGGGAAGAGGAAATGCAGTCATCCGGTGATGATGTACAGGTTATGAATATGGATATCCGGGAGCGGGAAACCGCGGCTCATGATGTTCGTGAGGAAACATCCGGCGCGTTAACGCGCATCAGAGTTCTGACCTGCCTCCATCTCTGTGGCGTTGATGGTGAAACGGGGGAATCCGTTGAGCTTGCGGATGTTGGTCGGGTGATTCTGATTATGTCCTCAGATGCAAAAACACACGTTGATGGTGGAATGGCTGTTTATGCGTGATTTTCAGAATGCCTTTGATGCCGCCCTTGCCGGGGTGGACAGTACGATTGTTGAAGTGATGGGCATCAGTGCGCAGTTCACCTCCGGTGCACAGCGTGGCGGCGAGGTTCATGGCGTTTTTGACGATCCGGAGTCGCTGGGTTTTGCCAGTAGTGGGATCCGTATTGAAGGAAGTAATCCGTCATTATTTGTGCTTACGGATACGGTTTGTGCTGTACGGCGTGGTGACACGCTGACCATTAACGGCGAGATGTTCTGGGTGGACCGTGTTTCTCCGGATGACGGAGGGAGTTGTTATCTCTGGCTTGGGCGGGGCGTACCGCCTGCCGTTAACCGTCGCCGCTGACAGGGGGATGTATGACCATCAGAGGCCTTGAGCAGGCTGTTGAAAACCTCAGACGCATCAGCAAAACGGCAGTGCCCGGTGCCTCCGCAATGGCCATTAACCGCGTGGCCACAACGGCAATGAATCAGTCGGCGTCACAGGTTGCCCGTGAGACAAAGGTGCGGCGAAAACTGGTAAAGGAAAGGGCCAGACTGAAAAAGGCCACGGTCAAAAATCCGCACGTAAAAATCATTGTTAACCGCGGTGATTTACCTGTCATCAAACTGGGGATACGGATCACCGGAAGTCGTCCCAACAGTACGCTACGGGCCGGTCAGCATCGTTATCAGCGGGCATTTATCCAGCGATTAAAAAATGGTCGCTGGCATGTCATGCAGCGTGTGGCCGGGAAAAACCGTTACCCCATTGATGTGGTGAAAATCCCGATGGCGGCGCCGCTGACCACGGCGTTTAAACAGAATATTGAACAGATACGGCGTGAACGTTTGCCGAAAGAACTGGAATACGCCCTGAAACAACAACTGAGAATTGCGATAAAGCGATGAAACATACGGATATCCGTGCAGCCGTACTGGATGCACTGGAGAAACATGACACCGGGGCGACGTTTTTTGATGGTCGCCCCGCTGTTTTTGATGAGGCGGATTTTCCGGCAGTTGCCGTTTATCTCACCGGCGCTGAATACACGGGCGAAGAGCTGGACTGCGATACCTGGCAGGCGGAGCTGCATATTGAAGTTTTTCTGCCTGCTCAGGTGCCGGATTCAGAGCTGGACACGTGGATGGAGTCCCGGATTTACCCGGTGATGAGCGATATCCCGGCACTGTCAGATTTGATCACCAGTATGGTGGCCAGCGGCTATGACTACCGGCGCGATGATGATGTGGGCCTGTGGAGTTCAGCCGATCTGACTTATGTCATTACCTATGAAATGTGAGGACGATATGCCTGTACCAAATCCAGCAATACCGGTGAAAGGTGCCGGAACCACCCTGTGGGTTTATAACGGAAACGGCGACCCTTATGCGAACCCGCTTTCAGACGTTGACTGGTCGCGTCTGGCAAAAGTTAAAGACCTGACGCCCGGCGAACTGACCGCGGAGTCCTATGACGACAGCTATCTCGATGATGAAGATGCGGACTGGACTGCGACCGGGCAGGGGCAGAAATCCGCCGGAGATACCAGCTTCACGCTGGCGTGGATGCCCGGAGAGCCGGGGCAGCAGGCGCTGCTGGCGTGGTTTAATGAAGGTGATACCCGTGCCTATAAAATCCGCTTCCCGAACGGCACGGTCGATGTGTTCCGTGGCTGGGTCAGCAGTATCGGTAAGGCGGTGACGGCGAAGGAAGTGATCACCCGCACGGTGAAGGTCACCAATGTGGGCCGTCCGTCGATGGCAGAAGATCGCAGTACGGTGACAGCGGCAACCGGTATGACCGTGACGCCG